GAAAGAGGCCAGCAATGTACAGCAGACTGTTAACCATATGCCTGGCGACGATGTTGATCGTGAGCTGCGGGACAACTGGACCCGTAAGTATTGAGGTAGTGGACACGGCATGCGACTGGGTTAAGCCCATCTATGGTACGGATCACGACTGGGATGTACTGGACAGCCAGACGAAGAAAGACATCCTGACGCACAACAAAGCGTGGCAGGGGGGCTGCCCGGAGGGGGAAAGCCAGTTGAAGTAGTAAAAAGGGAAGACCGCCGCCGAAAGGTAATGCAGCAGTCATGATGCTGCCCCGAGTCGCGTAATGGCGAGCAGGTATAGCAGACCTTTGTGAGGGTAAATAAGGGGACATGCTCCGGTAAAGCAGCGCGAACGCCAGATGCGCACCGGTTATAAGCGGCGATGAAGCGACAGCAACTCAATGGCATGAGCGAGCCCACTGCGAGAGTGTGGTCTTCATTAGCTGTATCTGCGTAAAAATGCTAAATTGACCCCACGAAATGTCGCTGGGGAATGGCTATGAAAAGAGGTGTTGTTTTCACGGTACGCGAGCTTTTGAAAGTTAATGGTGGAAAAGGATTCACTACTGGTAGAAGTATTTCTACGGAAGAACTCAATTACCTGATGCTGTACTGGGATAAACTTGTTTCTCCAACTAATAATTTTATCCATATTGGTTTAGCAAATGAAGAGGAACTGGAAAATTGTGGTGTCCTTCACCGGCCGATGTTTACCCAGCATGGGTTTATGGATGGTGGAATGATGACCGAATTTCATGCCTTTACCCATGTAGAAGCGTTGAACATGATGAGAAAAAATGAGCGCGAAGTTGATTGGCGTATGCATTTTTTCAATAACGAAGTTTCAATTCATCAAGATGCCGCACAACAAAAAGAAGTTGTTAGATTTGAGTTATCTGAACTTTTACCAGTTCCACCAAAAGATACACCTTTGCATGAGATATTAGAATTTAAAGAAAGGCGTAGCGACGAGCTTCAAGCATTACATGGTTATCTCGATGAGCTTTATTTCGAGGTGTTAAATTCTGGCGACTTTAACTTACAAAGAGCTAAAGCTCTTTCAGGTCTGAGGGCGTCTCTTGAAGATCTTAATAAGTTAAACGGGCAAGGTTGGAGAAGTCCTGTTAAATTTAATCTTTCTACTGCTTTTGAATTTGATTTAAATCAAATAGTGAATGGAGGCTTGAAAGCTCTTGAAGCCTTAAATTCACAGAAGCCGCTTGGGATGATAGGCATTGAGTCGGTTGTTAATTTGTTAGGTGGCTTCATAAAAATTAGGCCTCAACTACAAAATGTTATTAAAGGCGGCGATCCTAAATTGGCATATCTCACTAACGCTACCAGGGAAGGAATACTTGAGAAATAAAAGCTAAGCGAAACTCACATTTATGATTTGCATAATTTATAAGTAAAGAAGCCATAATAATTTTATTATGGCTTTTTTATAGCGCATCGCACGCGCACATCAAAGAAAGTCTTTCAGCTGTGAGCCTGGGCAAACCGATAACTTTCGGCGGCTTTGCCGTGCGACAGGCTCACGTCTAAAAGGAAAATCAAATGCAGGTCACTATTGATGGTGTCCCGTATGTGCCTGCCTGCGCTTCAGCGTCACGGATTGGCATTGCCATTTCGACACATCAGCGCGCAGACGTTTTAAAACGTTCCCTCGAACAGCATCTGAGGCACCTGCCAGCCGGCGCGCTGGTGATTGTAGTTGACGACGGCTCTAAACCTGCCGCAGTAGTGCCTGACGGCGTGCAGCTGCTTCGCCATGAAACATCACTCGGCATTGTTGCATCGAAGAACGCCAGTTTAACCGCGCTGATGGACGCCGGGTGTGAGCATCTCTTCCTGTGGGACGATGACGCCTGGCCCATCGCTGATAACTGGCACTTGCCTTACATCGAATCACCCGAGCCGCACCTGGCTTATCAGTTTCTCGATCTTGCAGGGACGAATAAGCTGAAGGATATGGCAGTCCTGTACCGGGATGATAAGCACATCGCTTACACCGGGCAGCGCGGCGTGATGCTGTATTACCACCGTAGCGCTATCGAGAAGGTTGGCGGTTTCGATCCGGTTTACGGTCGCGGCATGTACGAACACAGTGACCTCGCCCTGCGCATCCATAATGCTGGCTTGACGACGTGGGCTTACAGTGATGTGGTAGGTTCAGAAAAACTGATCCATTCTCTCGATGAGCATGAAGCCGTAGAGCGTTCGGTACCGCGTCCCGACCGACAGGCGCTGGTGGAACGTAACGTGAAGATCCACAACGAACGGCGTGATTCCGGGTTTACTGGTTACGTTGAATACCGCCAGCAGCGTGACGTGGTAATCACAACGCTGCTCACCAGTCAGCCTGACCCGCAGCGCGGCACAAAAATGGCGGCCTCGCCTGACATGCTGAGCAAATGGGCAGCCTCGCTTCGCCAGTGTGGTCGTATAGCGCTGGTGGATGAATTACTGACGGCCCCGGCAGATGTTGAGCTGTATCTCGTACCTGACGTGAAGATGAATGTCTACTTCCTTCGCTGGCTGCACATCTGGCAGCACCTGCGAGAACACCCTGAATACCGGTTCGTCTGGTGTACAGATGGTACCGATGTCGAAATGCTTCGCGCGCCGTGGGAAGAAATGGAAGCCGGAAAGGTGTATGTCGGTTCAGAACCGAAGACCTACGCCGACACCTGGGCAAAGCAGAATCATCCGGAGCGCATCTATCAGGAGTTTATCGAAGCGCACCGCAACGATGTGATGCTTAACGCTGGGCTGCTGGGTGGTACCCGCGCTGATGTAATGGCGTTTGCCCACGGAATCATTCGCCTTTACTACCGGATCGAGAGTTATCGTTTCTGGAAGAAAGAACTGGCTGGCGCCGCAGTCGGTGACATGCTGGCGTTCGGCATTGTCGCGCAGTCATTCGCTGACAGGCTGGTCACCGGCCCTCTGGTACATACCGTTTTCAAAACTGATGGTATCGGTAAGGAGGCCGCATGGTGGAAACACAAGTAACGATCAATATCTTTACTGCTGTAATGCACAAAAATAGCTTTTACATTCATGCCGACACGCGGCAAGCGTTCTGGATAACTCTTAGTAGTACGCTTGGATGGGGCAAATTTGAATTAATCCGCCCCTCAGACGAATTTAGCCCTACTGGAGGACTTTTTGAATTAGTTGAATTGCGCTCGGTAGATTCAGAGCCCCCTGAGTCAGTAGCTGTAGGGTCAAATGTTTTATGGCGTCTGCCGGAAGCTCTCGAAGTTTTGAAATCAATCCATTCTTCTGATCTTCAGGCATATTTGCTACCCGAATTATGTCCTCAAGGGCAATTATAGTGTCATTGTGAAGTCTTACAGTTTGAACTTTCAAAATGGCACTTAAACCGCCATCATCAAGCAAGAAATCTATACCTTTCTCGGTGATGTAACATGAGTGTGAGTTAAAAATGTACTTAACGCCTTCACCTAAAGTCTGACTTTTTATTAGCGGATTACTTATCAATCCGTGCATTTCAAGATACAGAAGACATGCAATGAAATGGTCTTCATCTTGAAATTTTTCAAGTAGTTCAAGCTCCTGTGGGTATGTTAATGAACGAGGTGCACAGTCAACTAAAGCATTCAAAACCTCAAGCTGCAGAGCTCGATTATATTTTAATGTTTTATCCATTAATCCACTCCTTAATTATTTTTATGAGATTAACTCAAACTTGTTAAGCACAACACCCTGATAAACAGACAGTAACCGCCATTGTGCGGTTTTTTTATTGGAGATTCGCTGGTGGCTGAAGAGATAAAGTTTGTGGTGGTCGGCCATCACTCTCGCACAGGACATGCGCAACGTCTTGCTGCGCTGCTGGATGCACATCTGCTGATTGATAACGGTAACCACGGTGCGAACTGGAATCATCGTCGCGCTATCGAATGGGCTGCTGAGCAACCTTGCCGGGTAGTGGTGCTGGAGGACGATGCCCTGCCAGTCAGTGGATTTATAGATCAGGTTGCTGTGTGGCTGGCGCGGTTCCCGTGTCACATGCTGAGTTTTTACCTCGGTACCGGGCGGCCTCCACAGTATCAGATGCAGATTGCTGAACGGCTAATCGTGGCTGATAAGACACGCGCTGATTACATCACGCTGTCGAGACTCATTCACGGCGTTTGCTACAGCGTCCCACCTCAGCATGTGCAGCGCGTGCTATCCCGCTGGGATAATAGCAAGCCCGCCGATTACGCTGTGGGTGATGCATGGGGTGGCTCAGTGATCTATCCGTGTTATTCGCTGGTGGACCATGCTGACGGCGAACCGGTTGAGCGTCACCCTGACTCAGCGCCACGAACAGAACGCCGCCGGGCGTGGAGGTTAGCCTGATGCCTGCGTTAATACCGAGAGCATGCCGCAAGCGTGGCTGCCCTGGCACAACCACTGACCGCTCAGGCTATTGTCCCCAGCACCTTAACGAAGGCTGGCAGCAGCATCAGCGAGGACAGAGCAGACATCAGCGAGGTTATGGCAGCAAATGGGACAGACTGCGCCCAATCGTTCTCGACAGAGACAAACATCTTTGTCAGGAGTGCCTGCGAAATGGAAGGTATACACCCGCTGAGACGGTGGACCACATCACCGCCAAAGCAAATGGGGGGACCGATGACCTGTCCAACCTCGAAAGCCTCTGTAAGCCTTGCCACAGGGCGAAGACAGCGGTCGAAAGACTCAAATGATATCGATTCTCATTTGAATCGACCGAGGGGGAGGGCGGGTTGAAAGTTCAGGAACGACGCGCCAAAGGACCGCCGCCTAACCTCTTTTCACATCGCCGCAGGTTAGAAAACTTTTTTATGGGGTCCCCCATTCGATGATTAATAGGAGTTTTCGATTATGTCTGGACCACCGAAAACCCCGACCCATCTACGTTTGGTGAGGGGTAACCCATCTAAACGCCCGATCAATGAGAGCGAACCAAAACCCCCTTCAGGGGTACCCCCAACGCCGAAGCATTTCGACAAGCAGGGGAAATACTGGTTTAAACGGATGGCCGACGAGCTTGATGCTATCGGTGTGATGTCTCAGCTGGACGCCAGAGCCCTTGAGCTGCTGGTTGAGGCTTATACCGAATACCGGCATCACTGCGACACGCTTGAAGTTGAGGGCTACACCTACCGGACCGAAACGCAGAGCGGGGATGTGCTGATCAAGGCTCATCCCGCCGCCATCATGAAAGCTGATGCCTGGAAACGTCTGCGTGCCATGCTTGGTGAGTTCGGCATGACTCCAGCCAGCCGATCGAAAGTGAATGCAAAAGGTCCTGAAGCGGTTGACCCGCTGGCCGAGTTTATGAAAGCGAGGGATTAATGGCTAAGGTTGCAGAAGGCATCCGCTACGCCGAGAGGGTAGTGGCGGGGAAAATTATTGCCTGTGAGTATGTGCGCCTTGCCTGTCAGCGTTTTCTTGACGATCTGGCGCACGGCGAAGAGCGCGGTATTTTCTTCAGTGAACCGCGCGCGCAGCACATTCTGAATTTCTATAATTTTGTGCCTCACGTAAAAGGCGCACTGGCAGGGCAGCCTATTGAGCTGATGGACTGGCACGTTTTCATCCTGATTAATATTTTTGGTTTCGTGATCCCGCTGGTTAACGAAGAAACGGGAAAAACCGTTTTGCGTAACGACGGCAGCGGTCGTCCAGTAATGGTTCGGCGCTTCCGTACAGCAGATGTTGAGGTGGCCCGTAAAAATGCCAAATCAACGCTTTGCTCCGGCGTGGGGCTTTATATGGCTGGCGCCGACGGCGAGGGTGGTGCGGAGGTTTATTCCGCTGCAACCACCCGTGACCAGGCACGAATTGTTTTTGAAGACGCGAAGAATATGGTCAAAAAGGCGAAAGCCACGCTTGGGCGGATCTTCGAATTCAACAAGCTCGCTATCTACCAGGAGCAAACGGCCTCCAAGTTCGAGCCATTATCATCAGATGCGAACAACCTCGATGGTCTGAACATCCACTGCGCTATCGTCGACGAGCTGCATGCTCACAAAACCCGTGACGTCTGGGACGTTCTGGAGACGGCAACCGGCGCGCGTCTGCAATCGCTGCTTTTCGGTATCACCACCGCCGGTTTCAACAAAGAAGGCATCTGCTACGAATTGCGTGATTACGCCATCAAGGTGCTGCGTGGGCTGGTAAAAGACGATACGTTTTTTGCCATCATCTACACCTTAGATGAAGGTGACGATCCCTTTGATGAAAAAGTCTGGCAGAAGGCGAATCCGGGGCTGGGTATATGTAAGCGCTGGGATGACCTGCGCCGCCTGGCTAAAAAGGCGAAAGAGCAGGTTTCGGCCAGAATTAACTTTTTCACCAAGCACATGAATATCTGGGTTACCGCTGAGTCAGCCTGGATGGACATGATGAAATGGGAGAAATGCGAGTTTATCGCCCCGCAGCACGAACTTAAAACCTATCCCTCCTGGGTGGGCGTTGACCTGTCAAACAAAATTGATATCTGTGCGGCCGCGAAAGTCTGGCGGGCGCCAGATGGCCACGTTCATGCGGATTTCAAATTCTGGCTACCGGAAGGACGCCTTGAGAAATGTTCACGCCAGATGGCAGAGCTCTATCGTAAGTGGGCCGGGATGGACAAGCTGATCCTTACCGACGGTGATGTAATCGACCATGCTCAGATTAAGGAAGAGCTACAGCTGTGGGTTGCTGGCGAGAGCCTGAAAGAAATTGGCTTCGACCCGTGGAGTGCGACGCAGTTCAGCCTTGCGCTGGCAGAAGAAGGGTTGCCGCTGGTGGAAGTGCCGCAGACGGTTCGCAATTTCTCTGAGGCGATGAAAGAGGTCGAAGCGCTGGTATACGGTGGCCGCTTCCATCACAGCGATCACCCGGTGATGAACTGGATGATGTCCAACGTAACCGTCAAACCTGACCGGAACGAGAACATTTTCCCGAATAAGTCCACACCAGAGGCCAAAATTGATGGCCCTGCGGCCTTATTCACAGCAATGAGCCGCGTTCTGGTTAACGGTGGCAACGACCAGCAGGATCTCTCCGGATTCTTCAATAATCCCATCATGGTAGGTTTCTGATGAAAAAAAACAAACGGCCAGGCAGGGTTAAAAGTGCTCTGCTTAACTGGCTTGGTGTGCCTATCAGCCTGACTACCGGCACGTTCTGGGAGGAATGGTTTGGTACCAGCAGCAGCGGAAAGGTGGTAACGGCCGATAAAGCCATCCAGCTATCGGCTGTGTGGGCATGCGTAAGACTGTTAAGCGAGTCTATTTCAACCCTTCCGCTGAAAATATACGTTCGACAGCCTGACGGTTCGCGTAAAGCGGCAACCGATCATCCGGCCTATTCGATACTGTGCCGCCGACCCAATTCAGAAATGACACCATCACGCTTTATGTTGATGGTGGTCGCCAGTATTTGCCTGCGCGGGAACGCCTTCATTGAGAAGAAATTCATCGCAAACCGCCTGGTTTCGCTGGTGCCTTTGCTGCCCCAGAACATGGTGGTTAAACGTCTAGTGACCGGGGCGCTGGAATACAAATACACTGAAAACGGTAACGAGCGCGTCATTCCCGTCAAAAACATCATGCACATTCGCGGGTTCGGTCTTGACGGCGTTTGCGGCATGATGCCGATGAAAACAGGCCGGGATGTGATCGGTTCTGCAATGGCGGTTGAGGAGTCTGCTGCGAAGATATTTGAACAGGGGCTTCAGAGTTCAGGTTTTCTCTCCGCTGAGAATGCGCTGTCTGATGAACAACGTGAAAGACTTCGCAGCTACATGGCTGCATTTACCGGTTCAAAAAACGCCGGGAAAATCATGGTGCTTGAAGGCGGATTGAAGTACCAGGGCGTCACCATGAATCCCGAAGACGCCCAGATGCTGGAAAGCCGCTCTTTCAGTATTGAGGAAATCTGTCGCTGGTTTCGCGTTCCGCCTTTCATGGTCGGTCACACCACGAAGCAAAGCAGCTGGGCATCCAGTCTGGAGGGCATGAACCTCCAGTTCCTGACACATACCCTGCGACCCTTGTTGGTGAACATAGAACAGGAAATAGGACGGTGCCTGCTGGATAGCGATGATGAGGTGTTCGCGGAGTTCTCTGTAGAAGGACTGCTGCGCGCCGACAGCGCGGGCCGTGCTGCGTATTATACCAGCGCGCTTCAGAATGGGTGGATGTCCCGCAATGACGTGCGCCGTCTTGAGAATATGCCACCGATTGAAGGGGGTGACATTTACACCGTTCAGCTCAACCTGACGCAACTGAAAAATCTCGAAAGCAGCAATCCTGCTGTTCAGGCTCTGGCCCTGAGAGAACTGCATAACCACGTATTCCCCGATATTTCCTTTGAACAATCTCCGCTGAAACAGGCCGCTTAGGAGCACTTTCCTGATGAGCAAAAAACAACTTCCGGCAGCACCGGCGGGTCGCCCCTGCGCGCGAGTCACCTGTGAAACTTTACCCTCAGCCTTGGATCGCTGGGATGGCGGGATCAAAGCCGCGTCCACCGACGACAACAGTATTTCTGTTTTTGATGTGATCGGGCAGGACTACTGGGGTGAAGGCGTAACAGCCAAACGTATCGCCGGTGCACTACGGGCGATGAATGGCGCCGACGTCACGGTCAATATCAACTCCCCTGGCGGTGACATGTTCGAAGGCCTGGCCATCTACAACCTTCTGCGTGAATACGAAGGCCGTGTGACGGTGAAGGTGCTCGGTATTGCCGCCAGCGCCGCCTCGGTCATTGCGATGGCCGGGGATGAAATTCAGATCGGTCGTGGTGCCTTCCTGATGATCCACAACTGCTGGGTCTACGCGATGGGTAACCGCCATGACTTTGCGGAACTGTCACAGTCTCTGGAGCCCTTCGATACCGCTATGGCAGACATCTACGCGGCGCGTTCCGGCCTTGATATGGCATCTGTTCAGAAACTGATGGATGCCGAGAGTTATATCGGTGGCAGTGACGCTGTGGCGAAGGGACTGGCAGACAGCCTGCTTTCTGCTGATGCGGTCAGTGATGGCGATGAATCACCCGCGGCTGCGCTTCGCAAACTTGATGCGCTGCTGGCTAAAACCAACACCCCGCGCTCTGAGCGCAGAAAACTCATTAAAGCCTTATCCGGTGGCATGCCTGGCGCTGTCACCACCAACGACGGTACGCCGGGCGCTGCCGAAGATATCAAACCTGAAACCCTCAATTCACTTGAAAGCGCTCTTGCGGCGTTAGTCAAATAAGGACCCTTTATGTCTGAAGTAAACGAAATTCTGAAAAAAGTCACTGCCAGCATTGAAGAGGCAACCGGCAAATTCAACGCGAAAGCAGAAGACGCACTCAAAGAGGCACAGAAGTCAGGCAGGCTGTCAGAAGAAACAAAAGCAGCCGTTGATAAAATGGCTTCTGAGTTCAATGCGCTGCGTGAAGCTGAAAAAACCCTGAAGGCCGCAATGGGCGAACTGGAGCAACATGTTGCCCAGATGCCGCTGGCAAACGCAAAACAGGTTGTCGAGTCCGTTGGCCACCAGGTGATCTCCGCTGAAGCCCTGAAAACCTTTGCTTCCAGCGTGGAAGGCGGCAAGCGCATCAGCATCCCGGTTAAGGCCGCCCTGACTTCGGTGGATGTGCCTGATGGTGTTGTGGAGCCACAGCGCCTGCCGGGCATTGATACTGCGCCGAAACAGCGCCTGTTCATCCGCGATCTGATTGCTCCAGGCCGTACGTCCTCCCCAGCTATTTTCTGGGTGCAGCAGACAGGCTTTACTAATAACGCGAAAGTGGTTCCTGAAAATACGCAGAAACCATACAGCGAAATTGAGTTCACGCCGAAAATCACTGGCGTCAGCACCATCGCGCACCTGTTCAAAGCCTCAAAGCAGATCCTGGATGACTTCGCACAGTTGCAGTCCACCGTTGATGCCGAAATGCGCTACGGACTGAAGTATGCAGAAGAGCAGGAAATTCTCTTCGGTGATGGTACCGGCGTTCATCTGCACGGCATCGTTCCTCAGGCGTCAGCGTTCAATCCGGCGTTCACTGTCGAACAGCAGAGCGGGATTGACGAACTGCGTCTGGCAATGTTGCAGGCACAACTGGCACGCTTCCCGGCATCTGGTCATGTTCTTCACTTCATTGACTGGGCGCGAATCGAGCTGACCAAAGACAGCCTGGGTCGTTACATTCTGGCGAACCCTGCGGCGCTGACTGGTCCGACTCTGTGGGGGCTGCCGGTTGTTGCAACGGAAGCGGCAGCCTTCCAGGGTAAATTCCTGACCGGTGCATTTAACGCTGGTGCGCAAATCTTCGACCGCGAAGATGCGAACGTGGTTATCTCCACGGAGAACGCCGACGACTTCGAGAAAAACATGATCACCATCCGTTGCGAGGAACGTCTGGCGCTGGCCGTCAAACGCCCTGAAGCGTTCGTGTATGGCTCTTTCAGCACTGGCTCAGGTAGCTGATAAAAACTGCGGCCTTCGGGCCGCTTTCACAGGTGGGAAAATGAAACTGATCGCACTCAAACCGATTTATTTCGGCGGTACCGTCGTTACTGAGGGGCTTCCGATGGAAACTCTGGAACAGCACGGTCGCGAGCTCATCAAAAAAGGCTATGCGATGCTCGATGAATCAGAAAATCCTGCTGAGCAGGAACAGCAGCAGGAACAGCAGCAGGAACAGCAGCAGGAACAGCAGCAGGTACAGCCGGAAGTAAAAGCGGACAAGAAGGCGAAAAAATAATGGTCGACCTTGATGTGGTGAAACAGCACTGCCGCATTGATACCGATTTTTCCGGAGACGATGCCCTGCTGACGTTATACACCGGTGCGGCGGCGCGTTACGTCCAGACATGGACAAGGCGAACGCTCTATGAAAAGGAAAGCAGCCCTGGCTACGCTGACGACCCGGACCCGATACTGCTCAATGATGATGTGAAGGCAGCCATGCTACTGCTTATCGGTCACTGGTATGCAAACAGGGAAGCGGTAAACATCGGGAACATAACTTCAGCCGTACCTTTTGCTGTGGAAGCGCTATTGCAGCCATACCGTATTTATGGATTGTAGGAGGGGGTATGCAGGCCGGAAGACTGAGAGACAGGGTGGTAATTCAGAACATCACAACATCCAGAGACCCTTCTGGTCAGCCTGTTGAAACATGGCATGACGGCGCGACTACATGGGCAGAAGTTAAAGGTATCAGCGGGCGTGAGCTTGTAGCGGCAGGTGCAGAAACGGCTGTAGCCACTATCAGGGTATGGACTCGATTTCGTAACGATATAACTGCTGCGTCAAGACTCAGGGTTGTGACTGGCCCGTTCAAGGGTGTCATTTTAAATATCATTGGTCCGCCGATACCTGATTCTCGCGGCATTCAGCTCGAAATTCTTTGTAAGCAGGGGATCGAAAAATGATTGAGACGAGCCTCGATTTTTCCGGCCTGAATGACATCGCAAAGGATCTGGAGGCGCTTAGCCGCGCTGAAAACAATAAGGTTCTTCGTGATGCCACGCGCGCCGGTGCGGAGGTGCTTAAGGACGAAGTGATCGCACGTGCACCGGTACGCACCGGAAAACTGAAAAAAAACGTGGTGGTTGTTACCCAAAAAAGCCGCCGCCGCGGGGAGATTTCTTCCGGCGTCCATATTCGTGGCGTTAACCTGCGCACCGGAAACAGCGATAACACGATGAAGGCGAATAACCCGAGAAACGCCTTTTACTGGCGATTCGTTGAGCTGGGCACCGCGAACATGCCTGCACATCCGTTTGTGCGACCCGCTTACGATACTCGCGAGGAAGAGGCCGCCAGCGTCGCCATTGCCAGGATGAATCAGGCTATTGATGAGGTATTGAGCAAGTGAATGAAGATAATATCTACGCCTTGCTTTCTTCCCTGGCAGAAGGACGGGTATACCCCTATGTTGCGCCATTAGGTAGTGACGGGAAACCGTCTGTCTCTCCACCCTGGATTATCTTTTCCATCGTCGATGATGTTTCCGCTGACGTACTGTGTGGCCAGGCAGAGAGCAGGGTTTCCGTTCAGGTCGATGTGTATGCCACAACGATCACTGAATCACGTTCCCTGAGAGATTTGGCGCTCGCTTCGCTTAAGCAGTTAAACCCTACAGAGGTGGTAAAAATCCCCGGGTACGAGCCAGATTATCGGCTCTACCGTGCCACCCTGGATTTTAAAGTTACCCCCTGACAATTAATTCACCCAACGAACCCGCTTAATGGCGGGTTTTCTTTTTCCAGGAGACAGCTATGTCTGCACTTTATGAAAAATCGCAGCTGACGAAGATCCTTATTTCCTCCCTGCCAGCCACCAAAGAAACGATGGATTCCGCAACCTTCCTCGATCTGAGTTGCACCATCAAAGAAATTCAGTTCACCGGTGGTCAGAAGCAGGATATCGACGTCACAACCCTGTGTTCTACAGAGCAGGAGAATATCAACGGCCTGGGTGCGCAGTCAGAAATTTCACTGTCGGGGAACTTCTACTCCAACCCGGCACAGGATGCCCTGCGTGAAGCCTACGACAACGACACCACATACGGTTTCAAAATCATTTTCCCTTCCGGGATCGGCTTCCAGTTCCTGGCTGAAGTTCGCCAGCACACCTGGTCTTCCGGGACAAACAGCGTCGTGGCCGCAACTTTCTCGCTACGTCTGAAAGGTAAGCCTCAGAAAATTGATCCAGGCTCATAAGGAGTAACAGATGAAATCTATTAAGGAGCTCGCGCTATCCCGTCAGTCTGCCTTCCGTCACGTTACTGTTGAAGTGCCGGAATGGGATGGTGTAACGATTATGCTCAGGGAGCCATCAGCAGAAGCATGGTTGCACTGGCAGGACGTGATTAAGCCTGGTGAAACTGATGGTGAGTTGTCCGTGTCCGAACGTGCGCACCGAAATCTCCGCGCTGATGTCACATTGTTTATTGACGTGTTGTTTGACGAACAGGGTGAACCTGTGTTCAGCAAAGATGATTTTGCCGATGTTGAAGCGGTATATGGTCCTGTCCACGCGCGGCTGCTGCGTCAGGCGCTTAATCTGACCACTGACCCGAAGGAAGCTGAGGGAAAGTAGCACAGCCCGGCATGCGGTTTCTGATGTCGCTTGCGCTCCGTATGGGGCGCACGCTGTCAGAGCTTCGGGATACCATGTCTGCCAGTGAGCTCAGGCTTTGGGCTGAGTTTGATAAGCACAGTCCGATTGGTGACATCCGGGGAGACATTCAGGCGGCGCAGATTGCAACGGCTGTGTTCAATGCTCAAGGTGCAAAAGCCACGATGAGCGACATGCTGCTGCGCTGGCAGCGTGATCCTGATGAAGAAGTTGCAGACCCGTTTGCCGGGCTTGAGGCGGCGCTAACTGCTGCGACACAATAATTGCTTCACATGTATTCAATGTGGCGATACGCTCTTTCCTTAAGAAAAGGAGGCGTTATGGAACCACTGGTAGTAGTGTTTGGAATATTCGGCTGGCTGATAAATTTAATTGTGATTTTTTATTTATTACGGTTTAGCACAAGGGCAAATGAACAAGTTGAAGTCCTTAAAGAGATAAATAAAAAGCAAGATGCGCAAATAGATTTATTAATACAAGTCGCTCACCAAAGAAAAGACAGTTTATAACTCAAGACCCGCTATCAAGCGGGTTTTTTTATGGGTGAAAATATGGCTACGTTGCGCGAACTAATCATCAAAATATCAGCAAACTCTCAGTCATTCCAATCAGAAATTTCTCGTGCTTCAAGAATGGGTAATGACTATTACCGGGTAATGCAGACTGGAGGACGCCAAGCGGCCGCAGCTTCGCGGGAGACTCAGCGTGCCTTGGCTGAGGTAACTAGTCAAATAAACACCGCGAAGGCCTCAGCACTGGGGATGGCGGGTGCATTTGCTGGAGCATTTGCAACTGGTCATCTTATATCGTTGGCCGATGAATGGAGCTCTGTTAATGCCAGACTGAAGCAGGCTTCTCAGTCGTCTGATGATTTCAATGAGTCTCAGCGGGCACTGATGGATATTAGCCAACGAACCGGAACCGCCTTTTCTGATAATGCGAGTCTATTTGCGCGTTCCGCTGCATCAATGCGTGAATATGGATACAGTTCACAGCAAGTGCTGGACGTAACCGAGGCTATTTCCACTGGACTGAAATTATCCGGGGCCAGCACGTCAGAAGCAAGTTCAGTTATCACCCAGTTTAGTCAGGCATTAGCTCAGGGAGTGCTGCGGGGCGAGGAATTCAACTCGGTTAACGAAAACGGTGATCGAGTGATACGCGCGCTGGCCGCTGGGATGGGAGTGGCCCGTAAGGATCTGAAGGCAATGGCCGATCAGGGGCTACTAACTTCTGATAAAGTTGTTCCGGCCCTTATTAGCCAGCTTAGCACTATGCGCGGTGAATTCGAGGCAATGCCGCAGACCGTGTCTGCTGCAACGACAAAAATTGAAAACGCTTTTATGGCATGGGTTGGTGGCGCGAATGAAGCCACTGGTGCGACAAGTACTCTTGTTGCTGTATTGAATACAGTTTCTGACAATATCGACACTGTGGCTACGGCTGCCGGAGCCTTGGCTGCAATAGGTGGAGCTCGCTATATTGGAGGGATGTTTGGCGATCTTGGGAACCAGACGGCGCAATTAATAGATGCCAGAAAGAACGAAATTGCGCTCGCATCTGCAAGGGCTGAATCTGCTACCCAATCACAACGAAAGGCGGCTGCAGATGTAATTGCTGCCGAGCGTGCTTATCAGCTCTCGCTATCCGAGCTGGAACTTGCAAAAAACACAAATGCAGAAGCGACAGCTACACAAAATTCTATTGCCAAAAGGCGCGCAATGATAGCCGCCAATGCTACTCTCGTTCAGTCAAATAGAGCAGTTTCAGCGTCGCAAGAAGCACTCAACCGATCAACATCGGTAATGAATTTGTTCAAATCTGGCGCCACTGGTCTTTTGTCGTTAGTTGGTGGTTTGCCAGGAATTTTAATGTTGGGTGCTGGAGCTTGGTACACGATGTATCAACGCCAAGAACAAGCCAGGGAATCTGCAATCCAATATGCGGACACAATCGAGCAGGTACGAGATAATCTGAAATCAATGTCTCAGACGCAGATATCCGCCAACCTCGGACAGGCGAATATTTCACTGGATGCTCAGAATAGTGCGATTGAACAGCAGAAGCAGAAAGTTGCTGAATTATCCAATCAACTTTATAACGCAAAATTAGCAGCCAATTCTGCTTCAGAGGGAACGTGGCTGTATAACGATGCGGTCGAGAAAGCTGCAGACTTTGCTTCAGAACTTGCTGTTGAAGAAGGCCGACTTGAGCAAATGCTCAATAAAAGAAAGCAAACACAACAGTTAATAAACGACATAACTGATCAGGCTATAAATAAAACAGTAGAAATGGCTGGCGCCGTCAGTTCTCTTACAGAGATGTATGACCGGCTGAACAAGGTTTCCAGACAGTCTACAGCAGTGTCCCCACCAAAATATGCAGGACCTGTACTTCCTGCGCTTGATAATAAGCAGCAGCAAGCCATAGACAAGGCGCAGCGACAGCTTGAGTTGTCCGGCCTTAAGGGATTGGACAAAACCCGTAGGCAGGCGGAATTCGATGCATCTGACCTTAATCTTCCGGCTGGTTGGCGTGAAAAGTATGTCAGCATGGAAGTTGAGTCTGCCAGGCAATTGCAAGTAATCCGTGACTCCAGCCGCCATAAGGGAGGGAAATCTGAGGCTGAAAAAACAGCTGATACCTATGACAAGCTGATAAAACAGCAGAAAGAGCAGATCGCGCTGGCAGGTCAGAATACCGAACTGGCAAAACTGAAATACCAGGTGAGCCAGGGTGAACTGGCGACTCTTACAGAGGCCCAGAAACAAACTCTGCTGCAAAATGCTGCACTTATTGATCAGCGGAAAATTCGGGAACAACTGGCGGCGTATGAGGCAAACCTTGCCGATGCTAACGCCAGCGCACGCGCATCAAACCAGGCTGAACTCACTGGGTACGGGCAGGGTAGTCGTATGCGTGAACGTATGCAGGAAATGCTGCGTATCAGGGAGGAATTTCAGCAGAAAAACGTTGATCTCCAGCGTCAATATCAGTCTGGCGATATCACGGAAGATCTGTATCGACAGGAATTGGACCTGAATAAACGCTATCTCGATGAGCGCCTGCGTGATCAACAGGGATTCTATACTGCATCAGATGCCCAGAGGAGCAACTGGTCCGCCGGCATGAAAGAGGGCTTTGCTAACTGGGCAGATACTGCGTCGGATTATGCCTCACAATCTGCTGATCTGGTTAACAACAGCATGTCTGGTCTTGTGGGGAATATTTCTGAAGCTCTTGCTGGTAACAAGGTTGACTGGGAGGACTGGTCGAAATCAGTGCTTGCTTCAATGCAGAAAATTATCCTCAACGCGATGATCGTCAACTCTCTGCAGTCTTCTATAGGGGGTGGTGGTTTCCTTGGCGGATTGTTTGGCGGCTCTGCTGGTGGCTCAACACCGTCTGGTTCTTACAACTCGGCGGCATCCGGTCTTCAACTCAACGCTAAGGGGGGCGCTTATGCGTCTGCCAGCCTCAGTGCTTACAGTAACAGCATAGTCAGATCACCGACATACTTTGCTTTTGCAAAAGGTGCTGGGCTTATGGGGGAGGCGGGCCCGGAAGCCATTATGCCGCTCACGCGATCTGCAGATGGTTCACTCGGCGTTCGGGTAACAGGAGCTCAAACGGCCCCGGGAGGCGGCGGAGAAATCCATATCACCCAGCACATCAATGTTTCTGGTAACGGTGACGCCGCGCTTAATCGTGCCATGCAGGAGGCTGCTGCAAAAGGGGCCGCGGATGGTGCGAAAAAGGCGCGCCAGGACATGCTGAGTGATTTTCAGACCAACGGACAGGCCAGGAGGATGCTTGGCGTTTAACTAAGGAGTGACTATGGCTGTGCTTGAATGGCCTGCAGATGTATGTCCGGCGTCGCTGACGTGGCGGCCGGAAAGTAATACCAAAACCTTTCGCTCCCCGTTTAATGGTGCATCACAGACAGTTCGTTTCCCCGGCACCCGCTGGATCTGTTCCCTGACATTTAGCAACCTCACAGACGATAAATCCAGACGCATCGATGCGCTGGTGGCCTCGCTCGATGGTGAGTATGGCAGGGTGAAAATTCACGACTGGGGCCGGGTGGGTAGAGCGCCTGCCGGAAATCCGGTGGTGCAGGACGCAAACCAGACTGGAACACAGCTCAGCAGTAAAGGCTGGACACCAGGCAAGCTCGTGCTGCGCACCGGGGATTACCTTACTGTGAACGACGAGCTGAAGATGGTAACAGCTGACGTGACCAGTACATCAACCGGTACTGCAATCATCCCTATTGCGCCAATGCTACGTACCTCGCCGCCGGTTAACGGAAAAATTGAGGTAGGGAACCCCTACGGCATTTTTAAGCTGAAGGATAACCAGCAGGGCGCGGGTAATCGCGTCCCGGGTATCTTTACCAGCTACACACTGGAGTTTGAGGAGGCTTTTTAATGCTGTATTCCCCTTTTTCAGATTCGATGATCACCTGGCTCTCGCGCGACAGGGTTACTGCAGTGCTGGCGGCAAATGTCCAGTTTGAGTCCGGGACCGCTTACGTCCATTCCGGCACCGGCACGCTGGTGCTCGGTGGATATGTCTATTACGGCATGGGAACGCTGGGGGCCATCGATGATGTGAGTGAAACTAACACGACCAGCCCGACACAGCTCAGGATGACACTTTCCGGGCTGGATATGTCCCTTTTCGCTAAAACGCTCAACGAACGCTGTGTGGGCAAACCTGCAGAACTCTATCTGGTGGCCATGGATGATAACGGGGTTGTGCAGGTTGCAGACCTGATTTTTAAGGGGCGGATTTCCGGTACCGGAGCGACATCGGGCGAAACCAACGCCCTGCAGTACACCGTCAGTAATATTTTTGAAGACTGGCAGCGACCGTTCCCGGACCGCTATACCGATGAATCCCACCAGGCAGCCCAGCCGGGTGACCGAATATTTCGCTACGTCGCTCAAATGGCAGAGCGTTCAATTTACTGGGGCAGCAAAAAAGATGCGCCAGGGTTTACCTATTCGTGAGGAAGCATGAAGCATCCAGACTGGCATAACAGATTAATCGCCGTAATAAGGGCCGCTGAAAAGCGGCCTTTTTTATGGGGCGAACATGACTGCTGCCTGTTTGCAGCTGACTGTGCCGAAGCGATGACCGGCGATAATTTTGCCAACGGCTGGCGCGGTACGTATGACAGCGAAACGGGCGCGAAAAAGGCGCTGCTGCGTGGTGGCGGCTCTCTTGAGAACGTGCTGGCGAAGTACCTCGACGAGGTGCCTGTGAAGATGGCCCAGCGCGGGGATATTGCTGTTGTTGAAAACAGCGGTACCCGCTGCGCCGGGGTGATTTATGGCGGCGCTGTGTGGGTGCCGGGAGAAGCAGGCCTGGTCTGCCTCAGGATTAAACCACTGAGTACATGGAGGATTCGCTGATGCCTGCTGCAATTCCGATTATCGCTACCGTTGCCGCTGGCGCAGCTGCAGCTAATGGTGCTTATGCCATCGCAATGGCTATCACCATAGCAGCGCAGGTTGCAACACAAATGCTGACGAAAAAGCCTTCACTCGGTGCCTATCGTGATACATCAGAGAGGAAGCAGGTTCTGCGCGCCGCTGCCAGCCCAAAAACGGTGATTTACGGAAGAACGGTATCAGCCGGTACGCTGTTTTTTTCGGAAGAACAGCCGGGTAACCAGACCGATGGGGAATGGCTTCACCTTGCCATCACCCTGGCTGGACATCCGCTTTCCGGCGTAGGGACCATTTATCTCGGTGATGATGATATTGGCTCGTATCCTGATAACGCGACCTGGGAAGTGCATAACGACCGTCAGACTGCAGATCCCTTTATGCTGAAAAATTGCCCGTCGTGGAAATCGGACATGATCGGCAAGGGCATTTCGTGGCTTCGTGTGTCCCTGAAGTTTAACGCTGAGAAATTTCCTTCCGGCATCCCAAACATCAAAGTGGAGAAGACGGGGCGCAAAGTCTATGACCCGCGCACCGGCCGCACGGAATACAGCAACAACCTCGCGCTTTGCGTGCTGGATTACTACCGTAATTACCTCAAGGTTCCTGATGCGGATATCAACTGGGATCAGTTTCAGGAAGCCGCCAACATTTGTGACGAAACGGTAACGAATGGCGACGGTACCACGGAAAAACGTTACACCCTCAACGGTGAATTCGATCTCAGTGAAAACAAGGCCAGCATTCTTGAAGCGATGCTGGCTGCGGGTGCAGCTGAACCAACATACATCGCCGGTAAGCACGGTATTCTGGTTGGCGCGTATTACGGCCCGGCGACGGAAGTGATCACTGAAAGCCAGCTGGCCGGCAATATCGAAATGATGCCGGAAGTGTCTCAGTCTGAACGCGTTAACACCATTAACGGCACGTTTATCGATCCAAAACAGACGTATGCTGAAGCTGATTTCCCGGCGGTATCCGTCAGTGAATGGGTTACAGAAGATGGCGTGGAGATTTCACAGGACCTGAAGCTTCGTTTTGTGACCAGTGAGTTTCAGGCACAGCGACTGGCAGACATCAAGCTGAAACGCACCCGAATTTCCCGGACGATGAATCTCACGCTGAACCTGAGTGGCTACCGCTACCGTCCAGGTATGTACGTGAAGGTAAACTTTCCGTCGCTCGGTATCGTTAATGTTGAAATGCGCGTTACTGACTGGAAATTCGGTGTACAGAACGGCGTGCAGATCACTCTGAAGCAGGAGACTGCTGATGTCTGGGGGGATGCGATTGGAAAACCGATTGAGCGCCCACCGTTTACGCAGCTGCCCCCGGGAGGCGTGGCGCAGCCGCAGAACCTGAAGTACACCGTCGAGGAAATTGGGCAGGTGGTGCAGGGCGTGCTGTCGTGGCAGAACATTGGTCAGTTTGTTTATAACAAGGTGGTGATCCGCAAGGCTGGCCAGATGGTGTTATCTGCTCAGGTACCGGGTTCATTCACCCGCCTGACAGGACTTGTCCAGGCTACCTACACGGCTCATGTCACCGCGGTAAATCAGATGGGCGCGGAGTCGCCGGAGGCATATCTTGAATTCAGCATTCAGGCGCCGCCTCCGCCGTCCAGAGTTGATATTGAACAGAGCTATTTTGCCATTACGCTCTACCCGCGCCTCGCTGCAGTGACGAACGTATCAACCCAGTTTGACTTCTGGACGTCAGGAGAGACCAGGTTGCCGAATACCAGTACGCCAACGGTAGAAGGTGGGGCCACGCGCGCCGGTGTCGGTACCACCTGGAGCAGCCACGGTCTGAAGAACGGTCACACCTATTACTGGTATATTCGCACAATAAACGCCTTCGGTACGTCGGCGTTTGTCGAAGTGGCCGCGCTGTGCCAGACAGATACATCGGATCTGATAGATGTCATTGACGAAGCTGTCAGAAATTCCGATGCCATGAAAAACGTCGAGAAGGGCGTTGATACCAACCTTGAAGGCATTCTGCAGAACGCGCTGGCAAACAAAGGCACTGTGGAGCGCCAGTTCCAGCAACTGGGTGAAGTTAACGCTGAAATCCTGACTGTCAGAACAACAATCGCCACAGTAGACCAGGCGCTTGCGCAGCTGACGACCAGCGTTAAGTCTCAGTTTGATGGCGTTAATTCACAAATACTTCAGCAGCAGACGGCCATCAGCAATAACACGCAGGCAATCGCATCTCTTGATACGTATGTGCAGTCTCAGGTTGGTGATCTGACAGCAGCGGTAAATCAGAAGATGAACGCGGAGGTGACAAGCAACGGTTCTGCGAAGGCGTCCTATACGCTAAATCTGGGTATTGTCCGAAACGGGGTTAAATACAATACCGGATTTGGGATGTCCATTGAACCTTCCGGAGGCAGTTACAAGTCAACCGTAGTATTCGCTGCGGATCAATTCGGTATCTACTCAGGAAGCGATCCGGGAAATTATCAGGCAGCGTTCTTTGTCTTTAACGGGCAGGTTTTTATCCGTGACGCGATGATCCAGGATGGCAGTATCACGAACGCGAAGATCGGCAGTTACATCCGCTCGACAAATTTTGCCGCCGGTGTGCGTGGCTGGTACATCGACAAAAACGGCGATTGTGAATTCCACGGAAAGCTTTATGCCGACAGCGGTAACTTTGCTTTCAACGGGACCAATAACACGGTCGTTATCAACAATAACGGTATTACCGTCAATATCCCCGGCGGTGGCCGTATCGTCGTTGGCTCATGGTGATTTATGCCTTCAGGACTTTTAATCGATCTCAATGATGGCGGTAAGCCGATGGAAATTACTGCGGGATTGCGCTGCCCGACTTATGGCGGTGCGATTACTGGCGGTGTCGGTAATTCGAACACAAAAACAGTTGAGGGGTATGTAGCGGGTTCAAATGTTATTTTTATACCAACTCAGACCGTGATAAGCGACTACGGAATATTCAAGCTTGATAGCGTGACTATATCAGGTGCGAGCGTTACACAAAACTGGAGCGGACACTCAATTCCCGGCATGGCCGACCCTCAAAGCGTGGCATTCTCCGGTACGCTTTGGCAAATATTGCCGATAAGCCAGAACTCGAATATGGGTCTACTGATTCAGAACAGTACGGATTTCACCGCAATTACAACTGCATCAAGTGTGGGTGTTTGCATTTTTAAAGGCCGCGTTTCTGTTGGAACCGCAGGATGGGCTACACCAGCCATTGCTGGGTTTGATCGCAGCAAATATCTGGTCTGCTGCAAGTGGGACAGTCCTTATACGCTTGATTATGACGGGAACCGACTTCTTTTTCTAAATGACGGTTCAAATACGGGTGACAAGCCAATGACCGGCACGGTGGATGTCGTTATTTTTGCAGGTGGTGTTACGCCAGTGGCGGCAAATCCCGGGTTCAATATATATAACTCAACAGGGCAGTGCACATTTTCAAGCGCGCGCAGGCCTTTCGTTTATCTCGGCGTTAATTTTGTTCCTTCTGCCACGGCCCAGACTGTTCCGGGAGGTGGGTATGTCCCGGTAGGGCGTTTTGGACTGAGTGTACCGAGTTACAGCTCAGGACAGCGCATTAATCACTATCATTATGGGCTGGTTATGCAGAACGGAACGCTTCGGGCCGCAAGAGGGGCATACGTCGGCTGGGCAGATATGCAACTTGCGAATCAGGGCGTGACCCCAATCTCACTCCCGGTTATACCTGACATGTACGTTTAACGCTTACTTATTTACTGAACCTCGCTCCGGCGGGGTTTTTTATTGCTTCAAAGGAGCAACTATGTCCGCAGGAACACTGACCCTGACAAATAATTCAGCCACGGTTACAGGCAGCGGTACCGCTTTTACCACCGAGCTGACCGTCGGCGATTTTATTGTTGTGACGGTTGGCAGTATCCCTTATACGCTCGCTATCAAAACGGTGAACAGCAATACCTCCCTGACGCTGGTCAACAACTATACCGGACCAACTCAGGGCGGCGCTGCCTGGTACGCCGTGCCGCGTGTTGCAATGAACCTTGTGACCGCCGCTCTGGTGTCACAAAGCGCAGAAGCCCTGCGTGGTCTGAACTATGACAAACAGAACTGGCAGCGGTTATTCAGTGCATCGGGCAATATAACCGTTACACTCCCGGACGGTTCTTCATTCACCGGTCCGTCATGGCAATACATGGTGAATTCGGTTGCCACAAAAACGAACGGGGCCGTCCCAATTACCCAGGGCGGGACCGGGGCAACCAATGCCGATGGAGCGCGCAATAATATTGGAGCGGCTGGGTCAGGCGTGAATAGTGATATAAAACGTATGACAGCAATTGAAGCGCCATTAACAACGTCACTCGGTGCTCCAGCTGGGGGGCTTGTATCTCAGAAAACAACAAACACATCTTCAAGTTCATTTGCCTGCAAACCATTTGTTGCGAGGTTTGGCACCGGCTCTTATACGCTCAATGCTGCATTTGGTGGGTACATGCACAGCTCAGGGCAGGCTACCAATAGCGGTGCTTTAATAAGCGTCAGTGATGACGGCACCTTTGGTTCGTACTGGTACTTCATTCAGGGCGGAAGTGTGATTCAGACCAGCAACGGGACTATCACTCCAGCCGTCTCAGATATCCGTGTCAAGAATGAGAAAAAAGTCATCAGTGAAGAGGAGGCAGTGAGCTTTATTCAGGACTGGGAGTCCATTCTCTATACGCTTAAATGGTCACCCGATAAGGTTCGTGCCGGTTTTCGTGCTCAGGACATTTTGGCGCGTAACGAGGAACTGATCGAACGACAGGAGCTGAATGATGGTGAGGGCGGCATCATCGAAGACGGTATGATTGTTGATGTTGCGGAAGTTGCATCAGCGTATCTTGTGCCGGTTGTGAGGCAGTTGCTAAGAAGGGTCGCAGAGCTTGAAGGTAAATTGAGGGCGTTCTAAAAATCTGCTGGTGAACGAACTCCGGCAGCCGGGGAAAAGGGACAGATAGGTGGCAGGCTGATCGCAAACGGAGTGGACAGAAAGCAGGTGGCGATTATTTACGACGTAGCGGTGTGCACGCTGTATAAAAAATTCCCGGCCGCCAAATTTATCAATAATTTACGCACTGAAGAAAATTGATAGGCAATATCGGGATTGAACATTTTTATCGTCAAAATAAACTGTATATAAATACAGTGATTTTGTGAGGTAATGATGATGCCACGCACAGCAGACATAAATGCCGCATTTATAGCGGCTATTGAACTTAACCCAAAAGGCTATCGCTATCTAAGGACGGATAGTTTCATTCAGAAGTTGAGGGGCTTTAACTGGCACTTTACCAGGGCCGATGCAAATTCGTGGATAGAGCGGAACCAGCCTGGCTTCGCCGACAAGACGACAGACGGCAGTGACAACCGTTATTGGATCCTGCGCAACATGGGGAGAGTTCTCTAATGGGATTTCCTTCACCAGCAACAGACTACATTGAGCGCCGACTAACCCCAGCAATTCTGTGCAATATGGGGGCTGATAGCAGGGTGCTTGAAACGGATGTAGGGTTTGCGGTCATAGAGCCAGCAACGAAAAAGACACCTGGAGATGTATTGTTAATTTTGTGCGACGGGCACACACAATTTGCAAAACTCATGGGCAAGGCGCTCATTACTGATGATGGTGAAGCGATTGAGGGAGCAGCGCTTGAAGAAGTGGAAGTGCTGGGTAGGGTGACATTTTTCATCAATCGTGCATTAGATGATGATTGCCCTACAATATAGATAAATTTCCCCATGCTTCACTGACGAATAACCAGCCATAAGCGGCTGGTTTTTTTGTGTAGTTTTGGTCGGCACGATAGGATTTTGCCTCCATCGCATGATGGCCATCATTAAGCTCAAAGGAAGATTTGCATAATCACTTCTTTAAAATTGCATTCCCCAAATTAAAAGCTAAACGACTGAAAAATATAGTGAAAATCAAGGGTGAAAATGCAATAAAATCAGCCAGAAAAACATGGTTAACTGGCTGATTAATAACATTTAATTGGAGGTTGTAGAACTCTGCTTCTGGAACAGTTCCCGGAAGACCGGATAGATGTCATCCTGGTCGCGAATGTGCTGCATCGCAAAGTTATCGAACATCGCTTGCAGATGCTCATACTCACGCCACAGCGTCTGGTGGGCGCGACGGGTAATTTCAATGTAACTGTAATAACGCACCACCGGCAGGATCTTCTTCGCCAGAATTTCATGACACAGCGGCGAGTCATCCGCCCAGTTATCGCCATCCGATGCCTGCGCGGCGTAGATATTCCACTGCGCCGGATCGTAGCGCTCCTTCACCACCTCATCCATCAGCTTAAGGGCGCTCGACACGATG